GCAATTGCTTTTATATAAAAGTCTTTACTCATATACTTGAAGGTGTATCACAAGAACTCCAATAATAAGGAACAACCATATCAAATGTGATTGTCCAACCAGTTAACACGTTTGCGAATTCTTCAATGAATGGTTCGATGCCTACATTCTGAACACTTATCAATTCACCAAACACTTGTCGATTCGTCATTACGTTCGCAATGAAATCTTCAACGATTTGTTGTAAGTCACTCAACACTTCTTTTTGATAATCAGTTTTTGTTTCTTTGTCACGTGGAAGATCCGCGAGAATGATTTGAAACGAAAATGTTTTCGCACCAGTTGCATATGTAACTGATGGTGGTATTACTTGAAACATTGGGAACTCATTCCACTTCTCGATATCGAATGTATCGATGTGACCAAATCTAAATTCCTTGATTATATAATGAGCATCAACCCACGTTTGGAATTTATTGATAAGTTCGTTTAATGATTGTATTTGTGACATAATTATAATCGAGCATATAGTTCATATAAGTAAATAGCTCCCACGCCTTTTTTTCGCTAATTAAATCTAATTTTGTTAAGTCTCTTTCACACGCTTCCATAAACATATGGTAAAAGCCATAACGACCTAACACCTGTTTTAATCCATCGTCAAATCGCGCATCTTGTTCTTCAACTCCATCAACGTCTGCTCCAAAAATTCTTGGGAATTGTTCTTTAGTTCGTTTAGCAAAGTCGAAAAAAAAAGCATCGCACCATTGAATTGTTCTAATGTCATTTGCTCAACATACGATTCATTGAGCACACGATTTTCGATTGTGTATTTTTCGATTGTGTACTTGTCAACAACACGCTTTTCAATTGGTCTGTACAATACACCCATTATTTTAACGATGTTAGTATGCACATCTTTACACCATTCGCTGATGTCAGCATATTCACCTGCTGTGATATCATAAAGATTTGGAATGAAACCAAAATCTTTATCACGAATAGTAATCACTTGAAAGAACTTCGCACGTTCTTCTTGTAGTGATTCTACAAATGCGTTAATAAGAATCGGTAAATCTTTGACTGGTATTTGTTTCGCTTTTTCTTTGTCGATTTGACAACACGCACACACTTGTTCAATTTCATTTTTCGCTTGTTTAAAATCGCGATAGTGTTTAAGCGTGATGCTTGAATAGTCTGCTGGTATGCTTACGCGTAATGCCATATTAATAGTTCGTTAAAATACCTTTTGTTGTGGTTTCTTTGAGAGCATCAATAACATCTTCATTGTTATCATAATGCTTTGTTATTTGAAGTTCTTTTATTTTTTCAATCTTCGCTTTATTCGAACCAACGGTGTATATTCTGCTAATGTTCAAACCAATTTCTTTTGCAAATTCTTCAACTGGTTTTCTGTTTCTTTCGTTACGTGCTGAAATTATAAATACGTTATAACCTTCTGTTATTGCACGTTTAATCAATGCGCGACCATTGATTGTATTAAGAACTCCATCATAATCAAATGAGATTCTTTCGTGTCCATTTAAGTGACGTTTAACACGTTGTACGTAATTCATTTTTTTTCTTTTAATTGTAATGAGCAAACTGCGTATCGTTGTGGTGCATCATATTCTGCAACCATTTTTTCATCGGACATACAACGCTCAATGAATTGTTCTTTTGTTTCGTTTGGTTGTGGTGTTGGTATTGGCATATATGTTTATTTTTTTTATGATCCACAATACAGACAATCGTCGCCAGTATCGTTCAAGATTCGTTGTATTTCGTCATTGATTTGTTCTTCACTCCAAGTTGGGTGAAATGCTTTGATTTGTGAACGCAAGAATGCGTTGTTGTTTTCGCTCATAATTTGTTTATTTTTTTTTAATATAACATTCCACTCCCATTTATCTTTTGGCGCATTCCATAATTCTTCAAACATCGAATCTAATATGCTCATACAATTAATTTATGTGTGTTGATATCGTGTTGTTCAAACAGATTTCTAATGTGTTCAAATACATCTTCAATTCCTTGCTGATAATCTGAATTCTGATTTGTGTTGTATTTTGTAAATGTGCGATAAGAATTCGTTTGCAGTTCCCAAAGCATCATTGCCATATCAGTTGCCTTCACACAACGCAAATGTGCAAGTGCATCATCACCATCATCAAGATTAAAAGTTAGTGTTGCTTTCATAGCTTATCGTTAATTACGATTTGAACTGGTGCATCTGATTCACCAACTATCGTTTGTCTCGCTTGTTTGGGTTTGAAGTATTCGAGCATCGTTAAATAGTAGTGCAAGAAATCTTCATCGTCCATATCACTTAAAATTTCCATCGCACGTTGCGCACCACTTGTCACAACGTAATCACCTAACTTGTGCCACATCTCTGTTTTTAATGACACCGCACCCTTTGGTTTTAAACCACCGTGTCCTTTTTTTAACCTGCCATTTTCATCACGTTCTGCCATATGTCGCAATAATTTATTGTGTCAATAACTAAATAGAGAATCAATCTAATTTACTTTTAAAATGTAAAATTAATTGTTCCATCTTACTATCGTAGTATTTTGAAAACGTGTTGAAACCTTCGTTGTTCATTTCATAGTTGCGATAAAGAACACCACGTAATCGTTGTGATGGTTTTTTCATTGTGTCTTCTAAATCAGTTTTTAAAGATTCAACCATATCAATTTCATCGCGTGAAAACGATTCTTCTTTGAACATCAGATAACCAAATTGATTAGCAGTTGTAAATAACTCTGATGCTTGAACTGGTGTAAGTTCATTTGTGCCAAAAGTTAATTTGAGCGTTTTGTCTTTACGCGTTGTTACTGCTTCAAGTTGTGCAGGTACTAATATCATTTGTTGTGATTTTTTTATTGTAGAAAATAATTGTCAAAAATGTTGTTATTGTAGAAAATAATCATCACATATACTTAAATATACGTATATATATTAAACATATTCAAAAGAAAAGAAAGAAAAAGAAAAAAGTTTAAAAAAGAAAAAGAAAGAAAAGAAAAAGCTCCCCCAAGAAAAACAAACGTTCACGCTTACAAGAAGCATTTACACGATCCAAGCATTGGTGTTATGCAAGTGTTGACATTTGATACTGCGCTATGTCTTACGCAGGTTAATTGATTAGTGCTATGCATCAAATAAGAGAAAAAGAAAAGCGTGAAAGGAGTAATGCAACAAACCACCTAACACGCTCTCTTTTGGAAAATCTAAACTAACTAAATATGATAACTGTGTTTGCATTGCAACAAATATACGTTGACGTTTAAATTAGTTGCTCGAATACTTATCAAGAAGTTTTCAAAGATTCACGCATAGTTTTTATCTCTCTTTTGATACACGCACTACAAGTTGAACGTTCATTAAATGCTTGTGTTATTTGGTCTTTGTACGCGTAGAACTGATTGCGTTGAACATCATCAATCTTACCAGTCGATTCAATCTCATCAAGTAATGCGATTAACGCAACTTTTTCTTCGTCTGTTAATAGACCTTTCCATTTACCTGCAGGACACGTTGCAAGTGATAGCTTTGCTTTGATGGGCATAACGCAACCACACAAGTGAATTGATTTTTTTCGATAAAGAACTTCAATCTGTTCTTCACCACCTACAATTAGTGATCCACACGATTGTGTTGACGCTTCAAAAAATTTACAATTGCGACAAATTTCTAATCTGCGATTGTACTCAGAACTTCTAACGAATAACATTGTTTCTCAATTTTTGTTTTACTTTATCTATTGTACGGTAAAGATACACCGATGGTATACCAGTTTGTTTGCTGAATTCTTTGTAACTGAAATCTTCAAGTATGTATTCTTCAAAAATCAATCTTTCGAATTCACTCAATCTGCTAATCAAAATGTCAAGTTGTTCATTCGCTAAACGAGCACCTAACCACGTTTTGTCTTCTTCGAAAACTTTCTCAACGTAATCACGCTTATTTTTTTTGTATTGAATGTATTGCTTGTTAAATGGTGATGATGGTGAATTAACGGATAAGTACATAACGCGAATTAAATAGAATTCGAATTCATCATTCTGCAACAAGTTATCGATGTGTTTAGATGTGATTGCACTTATGATGGATTCGTGCAACAAGTCTTCGTACCACTCTTCATTCCGCGCGATGTTACGTGCCAACTTTTTTAGATGGTCATAGTTCTTTGTTATATATGCATCAAGTGTCAAGGTACTTCTTTAGGATTTCAATAGCTTCTTCGCTACCTTTACAAATATACGATTCGTATTTTCTATTTCTTAATTCATCACGCCACCACTTTTGTTCTGGTGATGCAGTACCACCTTTTTCTTTCTTCATTTCGATTGCAAGACCAAAAAATTCACCACGTGGTTCGTAAATAAAGAGATCGGGAAATCCTTTCACGTAACCAGTACGTTTCATTTTCACCGCTTGAAGATATGATGTTCTCATACCACCTGCTGATGCGCAATAAAGTGCGTTTGGATATGTACTACGTATGAATTGTATGACTAATTGTTGTTGGTATGCTTCTGAATTGACATTCAAAACACCTTTCTTGTATGTTTTTTTAGGTTTTCTATTAAAAGTTTTTGTGTTCATTTTCAATTAGTTAGATATTAGTCAGAAAAAAAAGTGAAAAAAAGTATTGTAATTCAAAAAGTCGTTGTAGATTCGCTTCATCAAACAAATATAATTAAAACAATATGAGAACAAAGCAACACCCACCAATTGAAATTGAGAAAACTTTTGAATCTTATGCCAACAAGCACTATGGAAATTATAAATGCAGAATGGATATTGGTGTTTTAAGAGAGTTTTGTGAAAACGATAAATATTATGGAGCAATTTATTATCATTGGGATGAAATTATCGAAGGAGTTAAAATTTTAGAAGAAGGTGAAGGTTGGTCAGTTAAACAACAGATTGGCTATGAAGGTTGGTTTTACTATAAAATTGCTTATCGTAAAAGTGACGGTAAAATTATTATTAAAGAAGAAACGAAAATAACAAATCAAATCAAATAAATCAAACAATCAAAAAACAAAACACAATGTACACACACATCTACTTCTCAAACATCGACATCTTCACTGCTGAATGTGAAACACGTAACATCAAGCCAACCAACGTATCATACGAGTATGGTGAAACAACTGGTGCAATTGATTTTGCAACAAACGAAAAACTAATAATGTGCGATGTTGCTTATCACAACTGTGCACGTTACGAAAGAGCGCATTAATATGTACTACGTTCAATTTATAATCGATGGCAAGTTGTTCAATCAATACAGATTCCCAACTCGATGGAAGGCAATGCAAAAACTACTTTACCACGCGTATCAAATGCAAATTATAATCAGAGCGGACAAACAATACGCTTGTGATAATTTAGAGCAACCAACAAAAGAAATTAAAATCATTTACTCAGAAACAAAACCAGTATGAAAAAAGAACTTAAATGGATCATCGTAACAATAATCATCTTTGTTGTTATCGGAATCGTTGGAACAGACGAATACGAATTCGAAAAACGTCAAGAATCAGTAATCACTAAAACAAAATAAAATGATAAGGCAACTGGTAATTGAAATCAATTTAGAAATTGAAAAAGTAGATGAATCTTTATCTTGTGAAGATTTTGCCAAAGCAATTGCAATCATACTTAAAGACAATTTTGGTCAACATAATTATAATAAATTTTTAAAAACATTAAACAATAAAATCAATGCAACAAAATGAAAACAAAACTTTCACACTTTCAGTTCGAGAGCGAAACGCTATCTACAACGCTATCATCACTACGCAAAATCTCTACGCAGATAAGCGTTGTGGTAACAAAACATTTGATGAAAATCTTACCAGTAGAATCGAAGAACTTGAATCCATACTGCACAAAATTATTACAAGTCCATTCGACAAATAAACGCAAGTATGTTTGTGTTTCGAAATCTGCTGATGCTTACAACTTAACTCACAATGAAATTTCAAACAACATCGTCAAGTGCAAAAAAATTTCTGAATTGCGTTGGAACGATAGCATTATTGAACCATATTTGTAACCAATTAAAAACAAAATACAATGAACAATCAATTTGAATTAAGTGGTGTGTGCGAGAATATCGCGCTCACTCACGAACAATTAAAATCATTTCGCGATTCATTTTTTGCACACATCAAAATCTGCGCACTTGAAGCCGATTACAAACAACAAATCATTACACCAGTTGCGCTCAATGGCAGGTTGTACAAGCTACGCACGTATGGTGAATGGACTGAACACGATGGTGTGGATCACTACGAATGTATCGATGCAGAACTTCAATCGAATATCGAGAACGTATGGTGGGGATTAAACACCGATTGGTTTCACACACGATTTAGACACAAAGATTTTGCACCAATAAATTTCTAATTATGGGACAATGGATAGATGAGATGTATCGATACGAAGAAAAAAAAGAACTCGATGCAATTAAACAACAAAGTAAACAATTAAAATCAAATACAATGAGTAACAAAAAAAGTGTAGTTAAACACGTTCAGAGTGCAGGTACTTGGAACGGAATGTTCAAATTCGATATCGATTTTGAAAACGGTGATACTGGTACTTGTTTCTGTAAAGAAGAAGCAAGTGTTCAAAAAAACTTTCCAATCGGAAAAGAAGTCGAATATGAATTCACTCCTATGGGAAAAGGTCACAAAGTAAAAGCAGTTTACAATCCAACGTCAACTGGTGGTAATGTTGGTGGTGGTTCTAAATCATTTTCGAAATCGCCCGAAGAACAATCACGCATTGCACGTATGAATGCATTGACGAACGCAGTTAATTGGGCAGTAAGCAAAGGTTCTGCAACTGAACTTGACGTGCTAACAATTGCATCAGCGTTTGAAAATTTCATAATGAACGGGTTGAACACATCAGCATCAACAACAACTAACAACGAAGATTTACCATTCTAAAAAACAAAACAAAATGAAAAAGCTAATTAACTTAACACAAGAAGTAAAATCATTACTTGAAAAACGCCCAGCATTGCGAGATAGCAATCGTAAATTGTGCATCGCAATTTGGAAAAAAGAAATGCGCGTGAAAAAACTTTCGGACAACTTTGAATTCGAATATGGTCGCGGTGCATTAAGTTGTGGTGATAACATCGTGCGCACTGCGCGAATGCTAAAAGCAGAACACAAAGAACTGCGTGGAATGAATCACGTTACCAATCAAAAGAAAGCGTTAATCGGTAAAAAAATCTTTAAGAAAAAATGATAGTTGAACGTTATAACACACCATTCGCACGATTCGTGAAGAAGAATTTTGGTACGATTAACAAGTTCAAAAAAGTTTTGAGTGTAAGCGAACCCACCGTTCGCTTATACTTGAAACACCCAACACGAATGCGCATAGAAGATTTCAATCGCATCTGTAATTTTTTGGAAATGAAACGCGAAGATGTTTGGAAATCAATGATAACAGAAGTAACAATAAAAAACGAAGGCAATGAATGAGATAACTGGTACACGCGCAATACGTGCAATCAAAAATGAAATACTTGATATGATTCCACCAACGCATTACAAACGTTTTAATCAGTTGTGGGAATTAGTTGTTCCAAGTGTAACAACACCATCACCCGAACAGATTGAAGTGCAACAACAAATTGCTTGTGAACGTGATAGATTTTGGTTGTGTGTTGAGGACAAAGTGTGTACACACATTGGTATCAATAGCGCAGATTTATACAACAAAACAAGAGTGCGTGAAATTTCGCAATCGAGACAAATAGTTTTTTGGATCGTGTATAATACTTGCAGAATTTCACTACAAGCATTAGCCAACAGATATTATAAAGACCACGCAACGTGTTTGCATGGAATCAGACAAGTGAATGGTTATGTTGAACACGATAAATCTTTTCGTCTTGATGTTGAACTTATCTGTGATGCAATTGCGAATGCAGGTTTTACACAAGCGAAAGAATTCTTCATTACTTTTACAAACGAATGTGAACGCAAAAAAAACAAAAAACTAAAACAATGAATGGTTATTTTCTGAACAAAAAAATTGATGCGTTAGAATTGCGCATCAAAGAACAACAAGAACAAATTGATGCAATCGAAAAACGATTGAAGGAACGTCAATCAACTGGTAAACGATTTCAACCACCAACACAAGAACAAGTTGTAGATTACATTTGCAACGATTTACAAAAGTTATGTGGTGCTGATGCGCTGGTGTTTAGCGAAAAATTTATAGCGCATTACGAAGCTAATGGTTGGAAGGTTGGAAGAAATGCGATGAAAGATTGGAAAGCATCAGTACGTAAATGGGATATCGAACAATTTAACAAAACAACAAATGCAACAATTAAGAATGGAAAATTCGATTCAACGAATGCCGAGCGCATTTACAAAGACGCTTTCAACATCTGAACGCGTAACGATTGCAGAACGTCAAAGTGAATTCATCAGCAATCACGATTTGCCAACGTTCGTTAAACTATGCGCAAAGCTATGCGCTATGTATGGTTTGCAATTACCCGAAGCGCAACTATTACAACTGCTCAAAGATTTCATTGACAAGCATTATGCGTGGTGCACGTTCGAACATTGGAACATCGCGTTCGAACTCAATGCATCTAATCAATTAGAAAAAAAAGTTGAACCATTTGGTGCGTTAACCGTTACATTTTTAGGTGATGTTTTAACTTGTTACAAACCACTTCGCGACAAAGCGAATTTAGAATGGCAACGTGAAGTCAATGAAAATAAACAACTACAAGCACCACCAGTTGTGAATGAAGAAGATTGGTTGAACTCTTTGCGTGAAGATATCGATGCATTCAGACAAAAGAAGTTTACGATAATTGATATGCGTGGTTCTATTATGTTGGAATGGCTTGAAACAAGCGGAAGAATCGCACACGATTTTTTCACTGATGAAGAATACAAGTTAGCGAAGCGCAATGCAAAACAAATTGTGTTTGCTGATTTGCAAATGTCACAAGCGAAATTCGATAGAATGGTTGAAGGAAAAAAAGAAAAGGTGCGTGATTACATACGTGTTCAAGGTTTGCGTGAATTGTATAAATTATATTTAGCAAAGCAATGAATGTCTTAAGTTTATTTGATGGAATGTCTTGTGGACAACAAGCATTAAATCGTGCAGGAATTCACTACGATAATTACTATGCAAGTGAAATTGATAAACACGCAATAATTGTAACACAAGCAAATTATCCAAACACAATTCAACTGGGTGATGTTCGCAATATAAATATAGATGAATTGCCTACAATTGATTTGTTAATTGGTGGATCACCTTGTCAGTCATTTTCATTCGCAGGAAAAAGAAAAGGAATGAGTACGAAAGATGAAAAAGAAATACTAACACTTGAACATTATTTACAATTGAAAGAAGAACAATATGAATTCGAAGGGCAATCCTATTTGTTTTGGGAATTTATGCGCGTATTGAATACTATTAAACCAAAATATTTTTTACTTGAAAACGTAATGATGGGTGAAAAATGGGAAAAGGTTTTAAGCAAAGCAATTGGTGTTCGACCAATAGAAATTAATTCATTATTAGTATCGGCTCAAAATCGCAGACGTTTATATTGGACAAACATAGGTCTTGAACCTGCCGGTTTATTTGGTGATTTAGAAAGTTCTATTAAACAACCAAAAGACAAAGGTCTATTATTAAAAAATGTTTTAGAACAAGACGTTGATGACAAATATTATTTAAGTGAAAAGATGATTAGTTGGTTACTGAAACATTCTGATAAAACTGGTAATGAAATTCATACAACAGATGGTAGTAGAAAAAGTAAATGTCTTTGTTCAAGTGCATTAAAAAATGTAAATTTAGATGCTGATTTTATAGTTCATTCAACATTTGGAAGAACGTCAAAAAATGGTAATGGTCGTAATGGTGATTTATTTAAAACAGATAATAAATCATATGCATTAGACACACAAAATTGTCAAGCAATTGAAATATTACATCAATCAAAAATCCGAAGATTAACACCAGTTGAATGTGAACGATTGCAAACGGTAGAAGATAATTACACAAATCACGTTAGCAATTCACAACGATACAAGATGTTAGGTAATGGTTGGACAATTGACGTAATTGCACACATTTTTAATTACATTAAATGACGTACCAACCAACATATCTTGATAGACAAAAAGAAGCGTTGTTGTATTTAGCAATTGACTCGCCAGTTGAACAAGTGTTGTATGGTGGTGGTGCAGGTGGTGGGAAAACAAAGTTCGGTTGTATGTGGCAGATTCAGCGCAGATTGAAGTATGCAGGTACACGTTCTTTGATTGGTAGAAGCAAGTTAGACACGCTGAAAAAAACAACGTTAAACACGTTCTTCGAAACTGCACACGAATTCGGATTAGTTGCAGATAAGCATTATAATTACAATGGACAAACGAATGTGATTACATTTTTCAATGGTTCTGAAATTGTCTTGAAAGATTTGTTTGCGTATCCATCAAACCCGAATTTCGATTCACTTGGATCGTTGGAAATCACAGATTATTTTATTGATGAAGTTGCTGAAGTAACTGAAAAAGCAGTTAACATAGTTCACTCACGTTGCAGATACAAACTCAATGAATTCAATTTAATACCTAAAGGTTTCTTGTCTTGCAATCCATCGAAAGGTTGGTTGTACAATGAATTCTATTTGAAGAATAAGCAACAAGAATTACCAGTTCATCGTGCGTTTGTTCGTGCATTACCAACTGATAATCCATACTTACCACAAGCATACATTGAATCGTTGCGCAGGTTGCCCGATTACGATAGAAAGCGTTTGCTTGAAGGCAACTGGGAATTCGACGATGATAGTGACAAGTTATTTGCAACTGATAATTTGTTGCGAATGTTCCGCAATGAATTGTTGGAAGGCAACAAGTACATCACTTCAGACATTGCCCGATTCGGAAAAGACCGTACAATCATTTGCGTGTGGAATGGATTAACGTTAACTGAAATCAAAGTATTGCATCGTGCATCAGTTGATGAAGTTGTCAATGAAATACGCACCATTGCGAAGAATAACAACGTGTTATTGCAAAACATAGTATGTGATGAAGATGGTGTTGGTGGTGGTGTTGTGGATTTTCTGAAATGTCGCGGATTCGTGAATGGATCGAAAGCAAAACAACCACAATATCAAAATCTGAAATCTGAATGCTACTATTTGTTGGCGCAATTCATTGAGCAAAATCACTTAACGTGTTTAGTAAATTCGCACAAAGAACAAATTGTTAAAGAACTGGAAATGATTAAACGTCATCGCGCTGATGTAGATGGTAAGTTGCAAGTCACACCAAAAGAACAAATCAAATTACGCGAAGGAATTTCACCCGATTTCGCTGATGCGATTATGATGCGAATGTTCTTCGAACTTAATCCATCTTATGGACAATATGTTGTAGGTTAAAAAAAAATAAACTAAATTCACACAATGAAATATATCTATGAAACAATGGGAATAACGCAAGAACGCGAACGCTTCCTAATCACAATGCTATCGACATTAGTGCAACAACAAAAACAGATTGGTAATATTCTTACTGAATTTCACAAGTCAAAAAATCTAACGTCAAAAGAAAAAATGTACTTGTCATTTTGCGCAGGTGCTATTCTTGAAAAGAAACACAACGAAGAAAACTAAATGAAAACTTACGATTTTATCCATCCAGTTACTGGTGATGTATTTAGTGTTGAAGGTAAATTGTGTTTTGAAGATAACGGTTTTTGGATTGTAAAAATCAATTCAAAAGTTGTTGCAATTTTCAAAACGGATTATTCATTTATAGTACATTATAAATAAAAAAAAAACAATGCAAACAGACGAAGAAAAATTAAGAGTAATTAACTTGCTGATGTGGTTGCAAGTTGCAATCTACGCGTGTGATGAAGTTGAAAACATTAGATGGTTCAACAAACACAGAACGAAGCAATCACTACAATCATTAGTGCGCACGATTCTTACAGAACACAATGTAGTTATCAAAGCGTTTTGGGACACGCAAGGTGTGCGAATGGACGAAATCACTTTGATTCTCGATGAACTCACAAAACAAATTGCAAGTTGCCAATATCACAAACTGCCCGAAGTAACTGAATGGATTGTTAACAATGATTATTTACGCGAGATATGAAATTTATAGTAAGGTTAAAGTTCAAAGGTGAATTGCTTAGAGATGAATTATTTAATAATTATGACAGTGCCTACGATTATTTTTTTTTCCATGCCTGTAATATGACGAACGAAGTTGGTAGAGATTATGCATTTACGTACAAAGATTGCTTTTGCAATAAAGAGCGCGAAATAGAAATACTTGAACACATTGAAATCTAAAACTAAAAATTATGGATAAACAAAAATTGAAGATTGATATGCATGAGTATTACCACAATTGTAGTGATGGTTGTTGCACTGATTATGGCACTATCATAAAAGTTAATGGCGTTGAATTAAATTCACATAATCAAGATGCATATACAATCTTGAAAAACGTACTTGAATTTCTTGGATATGAAGTTGAAATAAACGAAACATTTGAAGGTAACAATGAGTAAATTAGTTGATGAAGTAATTAGTGATTTAAAACACCGCGAATTGAAAGGTGTGGAAACGTATAATACAACGATGGATAGAACTGATTTAACGCAACAAGAATGGTTGCAACATCTTTACGAAGAATTGCTTGATGCTTCCCTTTACACGAAGAAGTTAATTAAGACATTTGATAAATTAAAATTTAATTTACAAGAAGAACAAGTAAAAGACCTTCGATAATTGCAACACCAGTTGTAACAAGTAAAACGTCACGTTGACGTTTTTTTTGTTTTGTCAATTTATTATTTGACGATTGAAGATTTTGTTTATCATATTCTAACAACTTCACTTTTGCTCTGAATTCTTTTTCGTTTTGCTCGTACTTGTTGATTTGTTTTGAATACAATTCGATATCTTTTTTGAGCATCACAATTTTTTGTTCGTGAATATCTGATAAGTCACGATAATACCGTTCGCTTAAAATTAATTTGTTAATCAACTGGAATTGTTGTGGGGTTAAAGTATCGTTGCTTGTCAAGTTGTTCGAGATAATACCACACGCTATCGATTGCGTGTTGGTCAACATTTGTAATACTATTGATACGATTAAAATCCAAATAGTATTGATTAACACGTTGCGCTTTTTTATTTTCGATTTCATATAACTGGTTAACGATTTCTAATTGTTGTTGTCTGTATTGTTTTAATTCACCTGCGTTCGCATTTAACGTACTATCGATGCGCTGAATTTCTTTTGATTTGTCAATGATAACTGGTTGTTCTTTTGGTTTCCAAATATGCAAACACAACACCAACCACAATGCAGAAGTCAAAATGTAAATTGCGATAGTCATATAAATCTGCTTCATAAAATTCTTCCGTTATGTATGCGATAATTTTTAACGTGAAAATCTTTACCAACACCACGTGTGATTATTGCAAATCCGTGATTGTATTTTGAATATGGATTGTAATCGGGCGATAATTCAGACAAGCAACCAACACCCCAACACGTAACAATCTTTCCATTAATATCACGTTCTGAATGTTCAGCAGTTTGATGGTGATGTCCACACATCGCAGTTGCTTTTGCTTTCATATAAAGACCACGTGCAACGTTTACTGATGGTATAAATTGCTTACCGAATTCGTGTCCGTGAAAGATGCTCAAACCACCGACATTCAATTTACTTTTACCATCAATCCAAATGATTCTGTTCTTATCGCAATGCGTTAACGTTGGAAAATCAAATGCATCGATGTCAAATAATTCGGGTGCTTTAACACGCATATAACGCCAGTACCGTTCTTCGTGATTACCTTCTTTATAATAGATATTCGCGTTTGGAAATGCTTGACGTAATTCGAATAAGAACGTGCGCATCGCATAAAGTTCTTCGCTGAATTTTCGCTTCTTTGGATCTTTGACAAAGTCACTAATCATGTGACAATCGAGCGCATCACCATTCAAGATAATTGTATCACATTGCTCTTGTATAC